GGATAGCGTGCGCCACCCTTCTTCCCTTTTGTTTGAGTTGGTTTTTCTTCAGTGGCTTGTTTCTTGCTTGTCATTTGTAACCTCCGCGAAAGGTTGTCCGGTTTCTGCGTGTGTTGCTATTTTACCTGTGTAATCCTGCCAGCGCTTAATGATGACATCGCAGTATTTTGGGTCTAATTCCATCAAATAGCTGTGTCTTCCGTGCTTTTCTGCCGCCAGCATAGTTGTCCCGCTACCACCAAACAAGTCCAGAACGATATCCCCACCTTTAGTATTGTTCAGCATTTGATATTCAAACAGTCCGACCGGCTTCATTGTTGGATGTTCGCCATTACGGTGCGGCTTATCAAACTCCAAGATCGTGGTTTGCTTTCGGTCTGTGGCCCACAAGTGGCCTGCGCCTTCCTTCCATCCATAAAGGCATGGTTCGTGCTTCCAATGATAATCTTGCCTTCCCATAACCATTGATGATTTTTTCCATATAAGACATTGACGCACTTTCCAACCAGCATCATTGCAAGCGCCTCTGAAGTTGTAGCCTTCACTATCGGCGTGCCAGATGTAAAACACAGCGCCCTTTTTCATCACGGTATCAGCAGTCACGAATGCATCACGCAAGAACTGCCGAAACTGGTCGTCGCCCATGTTGTCGTTTTGAATTGTCAGTTTTTCCTTTGTCGCGCCCTCATAAGCCACGTTATAAGGCGGGTCAGTTAACAACATATCAACCCCCCCCCATCTGTAAGTTTCGTGACAGCTTCAACGCTGCATGAATCTCCACACATCAACCGATGCTTACCCAATATCCAAACATCACCCAAAACCGTAACCGGCTTCTCTGGCACTTCAGGTACGGCATCCTCATCGGTCAGGCCAGGCTCAATCTGCTCTGGCGTTAAGGCTGCTATCTCTTCGGCACTAAATCCCGTCAGATCAAGGTCAAAGCCCAGCTCATCAATTTCGCCCAGTTCAAGCGCCAACATCTCATTGTCCCAGCCTGCATTCAACGCCAATTTATTGTCAGCCAGCACATAAGCACGCTTCTTGGCATCACTCCAGCCTTTTGCCACCATCACAGGCACTTCTGCCATCTTTAATCGCTGCGCTGCTAATGTGCGCCCATGCCCTGCAATGATGCCGCCTTGCTCGTCTACCAGCACTGGTGTAGTCCAACCCCATTCCTTAATGCTTGCTGCAATCTGGCTTATCTGCTCGTCCGAGTGCGTCCTTGCATTGCGGGCGTAAGGCACTAATCGGTCAATGGCCCATCGTTCTACTTTGTCTGCGGGATTGGTCATTTGTCCAACATTCCTATAGTTTTCACATGGGCATTGTGCCACATTTGTGATTTTTCGTGCTTGCTCATTTTGCCCTGATCTAAATTGGCATGGCAAGTAAAACAAAGCGCAGCCACGAACTCATCGCTGGCCTTTATTCCCCGTCCTTTGCCGTGAGCGCCTTCGTTTGAATGTGCTGCTACCACTGTTCCGTCCTCTGCGCCGCAGTGCTGACAGGGTAATCCTCGGCAGGCTTCTAGGCGCTTTTTATCCCGTAGATACTTGGTCTTTGGGTACATCATGCCGAAAACCTAACGCCTTTTTCTGCCCCGAATGCTTCCATTAAAGTTTGCAAATCGCACATTTCTGCCTTAGTCATTTTTCTGGTTGACTGACCCAGCACGACAAAGCCACCATCCAGACCCGGCACAACTTCCTGTTTTTTCAGTGCCGCCGTGAATACGTGCTTCCATTCTTCCTCTGTAAGTTTGCGCCCGTACCAGTCTACTTGTTCGCTTATTTCACTGAGCATGGCCCATAACCGTGAGTTTTGCTCAAGGCTCCGAGTCGCTGGCTTAATCTCCAGAACCATCTTATGCCCTGCCATCAGTGCGCTTTTGAGCTGGGGCCAGATAGTCTTTGTCATTGCGTTGTGAGCTTGGACTGGTTCCCAGCATTGAACTGTAAGTTTCATTCTGCAACCTTCAGCATATGTAAAGCGGCTTCTGGGCTGTCAACCCTGCATAGTGTGCCGCCACTCCACTTTAGGAAAAAATCTTTTTGGAGTTTTGTTAAACGCTTTTTGCTGGTGGTTTTTATTTCAACCAAATAGGTATGGTTTTTGTGTCCGACTAACAGGTCAACAGGTAAACCAATAATCCAAACGTAAGCGCCAGCCGCCCGTAGCGCGGCAACAATGGCCTGCTGGTTTGTGTCAACTCTAGCGGCGTGGCGCACTTAGGATTCTCCAAGCTGTTGCGGCGCAAAGTGGGACTTGTCCATTTCCAATGGCTTTAAGTCTGTCCACCCTAGCGGCCACCCCATCAGCCACTCGACCCACGTTTGGTTCAGCTGACCAGAAATCGGGTCTACCGATTGACTCAGCATAATTTGCTTGCCTATCGCTACCCTGCGCTGGATAGATGGGTTGCTCATGTTGCCCCTGTTCCTGTTGTCCGATGCTTGTGGGGTGGGCCACATTTTGATTGCTTGGTTCAATGAAAACTGTGCTTTTTGGCCTGAATCCCGTTTTGGACTCCATTTCAATTCCGTCCCTCTTGTCCCGCAATTTGCATCTGGTGTGAGCCACAATCCAGATTCTGTCCCTCTGATGGTTTGCTCCAACGTCCGCTGCTCCCAACACTCCCCATTTCGCATCAAACCCCATTGCGGCCAGGTCTCCAAGAACTCTTCCAAGTCCCCGAGAAGTGAGCATTGGGGAGTTTTCCACAAAGACAAATCGGGGTCGTACTTCGCGAATGATGCGTGCCATTTCTCCCCACATTCCGCTTCGCTCTCCGTCAATTCCTGCACCTTTTCCTGCTGCGCTGATGTCTTGGCATGGAAACCCGCCAGATACAACGTCAACAATTCCTCGCCAAGGTTTTCCATCAAAGGTTTGTATGTCATCCCATATCGGGAAAGTTTCGAGAAGCCCGTCATTTTGTCGGGCGCACAGTACGCTTGCTAAATATTGCTCCCACTCAACGGCGCAGACTGTTCGCCATCCGAGGAGTTTTCCCCCAAGTATTCCACCACCAGCGCCTGCGAATAAAGCCAGCTCATTTAATTGCTCCATTTTTCATTTCCTTTAAAACATGAGCTTCAATTCCCCGAAATAGATCTTCCTCGTCCATTCGCTTAACTTCGCACCATGCCCACTCTTTCCATCCTGGCAATCGGCATAGGCGCAAATAGTCAGCAAACACTTGGGTGCGGATTTCTTCAAGGTCAAACATGGTTAGTCCCCACAAAAGCAGGATATTGCTTCTTCTTCGGGGTCGAACATATCGCGCTGGTCGGCAGCAAATGCAGCCATTGAAGCGTAGCTAGGCCGGTCGGAACGGAACACCGCACCGCTTGGCTTGGATGCCAATGCCAATGCCAATGCCTCCATTTTTGCCCACCATATAGCACGTTCTGGTTTTTCCGCAATTAGAGATAACACCTGTGCGCCACCCTTCAAAAAACATAAATCGCAATTGCCATGCATAGTCACGCCGTTCATGTTGGGCAGGCCCAAGTCAAACGGTTGCGCTCTCCAGAATGCCGATATGTCTGACTTAGTGATGCCAGCAGTTACCAGTGGGATGCGTGACTTGTCTGCGATCTTTGCTGCTCGGCGCTGCTCGTCTGCTCTCATGCCAACCCAATCCATTGTTTCGTTGTGGTCATTCCATCCAGTAGATTTCAAATATTTGTGGATACTACGAATCTTCAATTCAGAAGTACAAAATCTAGTGACTGGGTTTGGTAAGTAATTGCGCTTTTTAATCAGCGCCTCAAAAGGTTCGCCATTTCTGCTGGCTGTTTCAAATGTGACGCGTTCGAATAATGGATCGGCATTACGATATTCAACCCAGTGAATTTCAACATTCCATTGCTCAGAGCAGTCCTGTACGAATTTCAATGTCGCCTCATCTTCCTTGCCAGTGTTGGCAAAACAGACAATTGCTTGGCATGGAAGTTGCCCCCCCCCGCTTTGTATCACACGCCAAAGCATATAGGCGCTTGTTCGCCCACCGCTAAACGATATGCATGTTGGCTCTGTGATTTTGAACGGGTCAAACATGGTTTATTCCTAACGCTTCCTTAGCCCAAGCAACATACAAACTGCGGCGGGGTAAACCGTTTTTGTGGTCGAGCAAAATTTTTCTCGCCCAGTCTTTTGGGTCATGCCTTGGCACATTAGCGTTTAATTGCGATAATTTTGCCAATTCTTTCTGCACTCTCACGGGGTCTGCCTGCGGACTAGGGAGCTGCAGCCTCTCTGGTTCTGGCGCTCGGTGGCACAAATTTTTGAAGTGAACCAAGTTTGGTGGGCGTTCAGGCAAGTTGTCCAATGCCCATGAAATAGCCATCATGGATTCTTTGCTTTTCAGGAATGGAGTCAGCCCATGCAGCCAAAAAGACTTGATCTCGTTTAGTGGAGCTGTACCTATCGAATTGTCCCACGCACTGCCGTAGGTCAATGACAGTCTTTCAAACAGTCGGTCAATGGGTTGTGTCATGGTCAATCTC